GAGAGTATTAAAAAGGCACCTTCGGGTGTCTTTTTTTATCTCCTGGAACTCTTATAAATAGTATTATGACAACGACAAACATACAAACTAGACAACCTTCTAAAATGGACTATGCAAGTCCTGTTCAGTTTAGGTTCAAAATTGCGAAATTACCACAAGTAGAATTTTTTATACAATCGGTAAATCTTCCTGGCATTTCAATAGACGCCGTTCCAGTAGCAACTCCTCTTTATGATTATCCTGTTCCTGGAGATGAAATAAGCTATCAAAGTTTAGATATATCATTTCTTGTAGATGAAAATTTGAACAATTATAAAGAACTGCATGATTGGTTGTCAGGCCTTGGGTTTGCAAAAAATCATCAACAATTTGCAGATATGAGAGCAACGGGTACTGATAGATTTCCTGGAACAGTAGCAAATACTGCCGCATCTGGAACAGCTACTCCAGGACCTATACCAGAAGGTAGTATATACTCGGACGCCACATTGACAATCTTAAATAGTAAAAATATCGCTAAAACCGAGGTAAGGTTTCAAAATGTTTTTCCAACATCTATTGGTTCATTATCATATGATGTACAAGCAAGCGATGTAAACTATTTAAAAGCACAGGCTAGTTTTGATTACATAAACTATGATATAGTACAACTTTCTACTACATAACCCTTGACAAAATCACTAAAAGGTGATATAATATATACACTATAACAATAGATAATGATTAGACTATGAGTATACATGATATTTTTAAAGTTCCGGTATATGAGGCTCAATTAAATTTAGACATAAAAAAGTTACAATCATTCTGTAACGAATATCAGCAAAACAACACAGGTAGAATTAAAACTAATTATGGTGGTTATCAATCAAACGATTTGCCTTTAAATGATGTATCTCTACACCCTCTTATTAAAGAAATAAATACACATTCAAGTAAGTTTGCTAAAGAATTTGTTAATTCCGTTAGAGGAAAAAATGAGCAATCTTTGATTAATATATGGATTAATATTAATTCATATAAAGATACTAATAGAGTTCATAATCATCCTTTTAGTGAAATATCAGGTGTTTATTATATTAAAACTCCAGATAAATGTGGTCATATTGTATTTGAGCATCCTGCGATAGATATTTTGGAATATTATTGGACAGAATCTTCTAAAGAATTTAATGAATATAATTCTCCAACTTGGTGGAAACCTGCTGTTGAAAACACTTTATACCTATTTCCTAGTTGGCTAAAACACCGTGTAGAACCAAACTTAAATAAAACTGAAGAAAGAATATCAATATCTTTCAATACAAATGAAAAAGGCGAATAAATTATGACACTAGAAGAATTACAACAGTCGGTTGACAGAGATTTAAAAATAGATGATACCGAATTAGATACAGAATCAATAAACATCCCTCTACTTCACAACAAATACCTACAACATTACAATAAGTTTTCTTTATTATTAAAGAAATCAGAGTACGAATATAGGGTTCTTAAAAGACAGAAATGGGAATATTATACAGGTAAAGCTGATGCTTCAGTATATAAAGAGAAACCATTTGACCTTAAAATACTAAAGGCAGATGTTCACATTTATATGGATTCAGATGAAGAATTGCAACGGGCAGACCAAAAAGAAGCATACTTAAAACAAGTTGTCAACTATCTTGAACAAGTATTGCGAAGTATAAACACTCGAAATTTCATAATCAAAAACGCTATTGATTGGAAGAAATTTACTAGCGGAGCAATATAATGGAACATCAAAAAGTATTTCCAACAAATTTATTTTTAATAGAAGAATTTTACAATTCTGATACTACAGCAATGAAAAAATATATATCTGATTTATGGGTGAATAGAGATTATGATGATAGATGGCAAACGAGGTCTGCTGATTTACATAAGAAAAAAGAGTTTAAAAAATTTGCAAAATTGGTTATATCAACCAGCAAAGAGATATTAGATAAATTAAAATATGATGTCGAAGATATTGTAATAACTGATATGTGGGCAACTGTGTTGAAAATTGGTGAGAATCATCCTGCTCATACACATTCAAATAATTTTTTAAGTGGGGTATGGTATTTACATTCTTCCCAAGGCGCTAGTATAGTGTTTCGAGACCCTCGACCAGCTGCAGATGTTATTATGCCTAGATTAAAAGAATCAATAATAGAAAATTCAAGTTTATTGGAATATACTTCTACACAAAATAGAGCAATATTTTTTCCATCTTGGTTGCCCCATTTTGTGAAACCAAACAAGTCAACGGCTAATCGCATAAGCATAGCTTGGAATATTCAATTGAAAGGACAAGTAGGAGAACACCATGAGTTCCAATCAGCAAATTTCTGATTATATCTTTTTCTATCCAGATGTTATGGATAAAAAAACCTGTGAATGGATAATAAATCGTTATGATACAACAGCAAACTGGCAACCATCTACATTTACAACTGCATATAAAAATACTGGAACTTCACGGGTTGCGATGGACGAATATTGGATTAAATCTGAGGCGCCATATTATAAAGAACTTAAAAAATCATTTGAATATTGTGTGAATGATTACATAAGTGTTCACGATAAAATTAAAGTACTAGAATATACTAACCTTAGAATAAATCGTTACGGTGAGGGTGGTTTTATGGACAGTCATATAGACAACATACACCACAGTCATGGTCAGAAACAAGGATATCCACACATCACATCTTTAATTTTTTTAAATGATGATTATGAGGGTGGTGAGTTTGTTATATGTGGCGACAAATATATAGAAAAGATACAAGGTTCTGCTATCGTTTTTCCATCTAACTTTATGTACCCACACGAAGTCAAAGAAGTAACAGACGGAAAAAGATTTAGTGTTATGACATGGATACTTTAATTATAGAAAAGAAAGATGAGGTGTATCTTACTGTTGAATGTGACCCAAATGTTCAGCGTGAGATTTCAGAATTTTTTACATTCTATGTTCCTGGATATAAATTCATGCCGGCATTTCGTAATAGAATGTGGGATGGCAAGATAAGATTATTTTCTCAGAAGTATAAAGAAATATATTTTGGATTGTTTCCATACATAAAGGCGTTTGCAGAAGAGCGTGGTTATAATATCGTTTGTGGTGAAGATGTTGAAATAGACAACAAAGTAGACAAAGACATTGTTGAAAAGTTTGCGAACAGTTTAGGCCAGTCTTTTAAGGTCAGAGATTATCAAGTAGATGCTATTCACCACAGTTTAAGATTTAATAGAACATTATTGTTAAGTCCGACTGCAAGTGGCAAGTCATTTATCATTTATGCTCTTATTCGATACTACACTCATCTATTAAAAGATGAGCCGAAAAGTAGATGTTTATTAATCGTTCCGACAACTTCACTAGTAGAACAAATGTATACTGATTTTGAATCGTATGGTTGGAATGTAGAGAATAATTGTCATAGATTGTATAGTGGACATTCTAATATAACAGATAAGAAAGTTTTGATATCAACATGGCAAAGTTTATTTAGATTGCCGAAAGAATATTTTGACCAGTTCGGTGTTGTGTTTGGCGATGAAGCACACTTCTTCAAAGCAAAATCATTAACTGAAATAATGACCAAGTTAATTGATTGTAAATATCGCATCGGATTAACAGGCACATTAGATGGCGCCTTAACTCATAAACTTGTACTAGAAGGATTGTTTGGGGCTGTAAATAAAGTTACATCAACAAAAAAACTTATGGATAAAAAACAACTATCTAATCTTGCTGTTCGTTGTTTAATTTTAAAACACACAGAAGAAAATTCTAAAATAGTTTCAAAAGGAAAGTATCAAGACGAGATTGATTATCTAGTCAGCAGTAAAAAAAGACAAAAATTTATTAAGAATTTAGCATTAGACCAAAAAGGTAATACTTTAGTGTTATTTCAATTGGTTGAGAAACACGGTGAACCTTTATTCAAAATAATTGATGAAGCGGCTAAAGGATTGTGGGGAATAGGTGAAAGAAAAGTATTTTTTGTATCTGGTAAAACCCCAGCTGAAGCAAGAGAATCGATAAGAGGTATAGTAGAAAAAGAAAACAATGCCATTATTGTTGCCAGTTATGGAACATTTTCCACTGGTATCAATATTAAAAATCTACATAATATCATATTTGCTAGTCCATCTAAAAGTAGAATAAGAAATCTACAATCAATTGGTCGTGGATTAAGACTAGGGGATAATAAAATTAATGCGACCTTATATGATATAGCAGACGACTTAACATATAAATCAAAAGAAAACTTTACATTAAAGCATTTTCAAGAGAGAATAAACATTTATACAGAAGAAGAATTCGATTACGAAATACACAACATACAGTTGAAGGAATAGATAAATAGTAGTATGGAGACAATAAACGAACCCAATCATCCAACTGATTACAGAATAGCTAAGTTGATGGACGGAAGCCTAGTAATGGGAACTATTTCTGTTGACGACAATCATATGAGAATTGAAAATCCGTTAGAGCTGACAACAATTCCTCGTATGACGGAGTTTGGTTTGAAAGAAGATACAACATTATCAAAATGGATTCCATTCACTAGCGATAAAGAATTCGTTGTTACAAAAGACAAAGTGGTTGTTATATCTTTAGCAACTGTTGAATTAGCACATTTTTATGAAGTTGTGTTAAACAAAATGCAAACCGATTCTAAAAGAGCTAGACCACCTTTAACACCAGAAGATATTGATAGAATATTAGAT